AATCAAACCTCCGTCTTTGATATCTTTTGAGAGTTTTCCTACTACTGAATTTGTACCGTTGAGGTTTTCCACATCTTTTCCCTCAGCATCTTTAACTTTTTGTTCAGTTAAAGATGATTTGTTAAGCAACATATCAGTTGCTGCTTCGAGTAATGATTTTTCTTTTTTCATGTTATCTTTATTTATAAGATTTAAAATTTTGTTGCGACTTGCAGTGCTTTAGCAATAGCTTTGAATTTTTCTTTATCATCTGCTTTAATTAGCACGCCTTCGGAACTAAATGAAGAATATTTCGACCAAGGCATACTGCCATCACCTGTGTTTATAAGATCAGATGGCAATTTAATAAATCTAATCTTTGAACCATCTTTATAAACTACACAACCAGCGCCACAATAAATCATATCGTCAACAGGCTGACCATTTACTGCTTCAGCATTTTTATTATTTGCTTTAAGACCGCCATTAATCATTGGCTTGCCAATACGATCTTCGTTTGCAGCCAAAAAGCTATCATAATTATGTGGTCCTTTTTTAGTCCAAACTGTAATACTTGGATCAGATTGCCCACTTGCTTCTGCTATTTGTTGTTTTGGTGCATCTTCTTTCAGAAGAAACTCTGTTACTGTTTTAATTAAGTCGTCTTGCATATTATCTATATTTATAAGATTTGAAATTTTGGCACGGAGAGTGAGAATCGAACTCACCCAACAAGATTTGGAGTCTCGTTCGCCGACCTTGGGACATGCCTCCGTATAATTCTATTTATAAAATTGGAGCCTGCTGTCAGATTCGAACTGACAACCCCTTCATTACAAATGAAGAGCTCTACCATTGAGCTAAGCAGGCAAACACCCCCACAATTACGCATGCAAGCAGAGGCGGCAAGGGTCATGAAAATTGGTCCAGCTGCTCGGGATCGAACCGAGTTAGTACGCGTCACAAGCGTAGACTTTACCATATAAGCTACAGCGGGGATTTTGAAATTTGGTGGAGCTACCCGGATTTGAACCGAGAACCTTATCCTTGCAAAGGATCTGCGCTACCAATTGCGCCATAGCCCCATTAAAAATTATTTATACATTAACACTATAGGATTTCACGATCCATTACATACTACACAGACCTCACCGGAGTCAAGGAATCGAACCTTCTGCATTGTATGTCTATCTATAATTACCACGTCGCTTGATCAGGGTGTGGTGTGTTAATGTTTCAAGAAATTGGTACGCCCGACAGGAGTTGAACCTGCTTTCAATGGTTTATTTTAAGCCTTCTCATTTTCGTGAAGGCTCGAAAGAGACCACTGCTTGACCGTTAAGCTTCAGGCGTATTTAAAATTGGTCCTTGGAGGGGGATTCAAACCCCCACACTCCCCCTTATAAAGAAGGCGCTTTGTTCATCTCAGCCATCCAAGGTTATATTTGTGTTAAATTGTTTTGTCTTTGTTTTTCCCATCGTTCTAATGATCGCAACCTTAATTTTTCTTTTGTTTCTTCACTTAATGGTTGTCGTTGACGTTTTTTGGTTTCGGGTTTTCTTTTTGATTTTCTTTTTGATTTTCTATTGGGATTTAAATTATCATTATAATGGTTTTTTAAACTTTCCGAAATCTTCTTTTTAGTTTCATCAGAATGTGGATTATTTAATGAACGTGCTATAGCACCCCTTCTTATATTCTCCTTAGCTGTGCCGCTTAATTTACGACCCTTTGACATACTACCAGCCTTACTGGAGCCAGCAATTACTTTAGTGCGATAATCTTCTTTTTCCCATAATTCTTTTATTCTTTCGCGTGTTTCTTCTGAATGTTTCATTCCTTTAAAATGAGCTCCACCTTCTCCACCAACACCCAGGTTATAAGTATCTTCGCGTAATACAAATTCTTCGGTAATTAATTCCTTTTCTTTATTATTCATTTCTTCTTCAGTCTGGAATATGAATAATATTTCCTTAGTAAAATTTTCTTTGCCATGTTTTTTAATGGCATTTACTATTGCTTTACCAGAACCGTAATAAGAATCATTTGCATCTAATGTTTGGTGCTTACCAATATATATCTTTCCATTAAGATTATTGGTAATTTTATAGATTGTGTATAACATAAAGATATTTATACAAATCATAATTTCATAAGCGGGTGCTCTGACCACGACTGAGCTATAGGAGCATTGAAAATTGTTGGTCGTTCTCTCCCGCCGTCACTCTCTAAAGTCATGCACTTCGCAATCTTTAGTATCGTTTTAAGTTAACGCTAGTTGTTTAAGGTTAATAAAATGAAACACTTTTGCAAGATATACATACTCTTCGCTCGAAAGCTTTAGCCATTACGCTAGTGGAAGAGCCCGTCCCTATGTTTCATGAGCCCGTTTAGGTAAATTTGAATCCGTTCTGGAATTTCACCAGCGCCATATCATAACCTTGATATTGTGGAGCTTTTCCCTAGACACGAAAAGCGGCTGTTCATATAAATTGAATGACACACGCCGAAGTTTGAGAGGCAGAAATTTGTTCAAGTATCCGGTCTTGTCGAGATATTGTTTTGTTTCGGTCAAAAGACTTACTACGCATTCGCATTCGCAATCACCCTCTCTTATGGTCTCGTAAATTACATCAGCTAGACCGTCTGTGTCAAAATTGGTACGCTATGTGGGAGTCGAACCCACGCCTCGAACTTGGAAGGATCACGTGCTGCCGTAACACTTATAGCGCTTTTAAAAATGGCTCCCAGCCTAGGTAACGATCCTAGCCTCCATTATTCATGGTGCAGTGGTTAACAGCCACGCCCGTTCGCCTGCTCGGGTCGCTGGGATTTGAAAATTGGTAGGACCTAGATGAATTGAACATCTATCTATCGGGTCAAAGCCGAGAGTAATAACCATTATACGAAAGTCCTGTTGAAATTGGTAGGTGCTCTGGGTAACGATCCCAGTTCTACGAGTTAAAAGCCCGTTGCTTCACCATTAAAGCTTAGCACCCATTGTTTATTGAAAATTGGTCAAGGCGTCCGGACTCGAGCCGGCTTCTATCGGGTAAGAACCGATTGCTTCAGCCATCAAAGCTTCGCCTCGTTTGGCACGTTGAGTAAGAATCGAACTCACATCTTTGGGTTTGGAATCCAAGGTCTTGCCACTAGACGATCAACGCATGTTTTGAAATTGGTCGGATAATTGAGAATCGAACTCAACTATGCTTGCTCCCAAAGCAAGTGCCTCACCAGTCGGCCTTTATCCGTATTAAAAAATGGCGGAACGTATTGGATTTGAACCAATGCAACCTTTATAGGGTTGGCCACGTCTTAGCAGGACGGCACAATACCAGACTCTGTCAACGTTCCTTAAAATTTGGCGGGAATGACGAATTACGATATCGCGACCTCTAGCGTGACAGGCTAGCGCTCTTCCTCTGAGCTACATCCCCATAAATTGGTTGCGGAGGTGGGATTCGAACCCACGTGCACGGCTTATGAGACCGTTGAGTTGCCGCTACTCTACCCCGCGATTTGAAAATTGGCCGGCATGGACGCGCTTGAATCGTCTTATGCTGTTCTTCAGACAGCCGCTTCACCATTAAAGCTTCATACCGATATTAAAATTGGTGCACCGCAGAGGACTTGAACCTCTATTACAAAGTCCGTAGCCTTGCGTGTTATCCATTACACTAACGGTGCTTTTTGAAATTGGTGTACGCGGTTGGAATCGAACCAACGGTGTTTCTGATGAGCAGGGTTACAGTCTGCCGCCACACAACCAACAGTAGCCTCACGTACATTGAAAAATTTGGTCCTACTGGCAGGATTTGAACCTGCGACCTATCGGTTATCAACCGAGTGCTCTGACCAACTGAGCTACAATAGGATATTAAGAAAATTGGTACTGCCACGGGGAGTTGAACCCCGCTCTAATGGTTGAAAACCATTTGTCCTAACCGATAGACGATGGCAGCATTTGAAAATTGTTAACTGTAACGGTATCACAGTCATCTTCCGAGGTGGCTACACCTAACGCTAAATTTGGTAGGCCGTGAGTGAATCGAACACTCATTGGAGACTTAGAAGGTCTCAGTCCTATCCGTTGAACGAACGGCCTATTTGAAAATACACTGTGTGGGCTTTTACCACAACCTCATCTTAATCGATGAAATATCAGCCAATGACTAACTGACGATTGTTTCTGATGGGACTTGGCTTGTCCTTTATACATCATAGTTTTTTGTAAGACATAGAAAATATTTTTATACACTACCTATAAACTTTCGTTTATAGTGACACCTAATTGTGCTCGCTTGGGCGCTTCAGGTGCTCCCTCGTCATGAACCTATCGGATAGTTATTTATGTCTTACATCGCTTATTTTATCAACTTTTTTCAAAAGTAAACAAAAAAGTGATTTTTTTCATCTGAAGATTAAGAATTTCGCATTCATCTATTGAAACGTTTGTAGCGTTTAAACCAATAGCGCCAAAATTCTTAATCTCTTTGATGAGGAGATCTTACCAAGAATTTGGGAGATTGTAAACAAAAAAGTGAAACTTTTTTTAACTTAAAGTATGTTTTACCTCTTATAAACTACCTAGCCAGCGTGCGCGGCTGGGGATGGATTCGAACCATCGTCTTACTTTAAGTTGATTCAATCTCTTAGACTCTCTCTAAGATCTGCTGCTTTTCAGCGGCAAGGAGATCTTACCATAAAGGAGGGGAAAAGTACATATCTTTTTTCATTTTTTTTTCATTTTTTTCTCGGCTCCAAGCCTGTCATTGACTGGCCCCGGGCTGGGCCCTCTGCTCCAGGATCAGCCTAGAGAGCGCTGAGATTCTCGTCTAAATAACGATAAAGCTCAATGGTTTTGTCAATGTCATAGCTTGCATCGTGTGCCTGATCTTCATCCCAGCTGAGCTCAGCACATTGACATAGCGTAGACAGTTTGAAATTAGGCAGGGCAGATCGTACTCTCTTGGTAAACCAAGCTGCCCCCATCATGACACAAATAGGAGGATTCCAAAAATAGCTGCCAAAATAGGCATCGTCATGTTTCTCAAACCAAGATCTTACAAACTCGGCATCGAACTTTGCATTATAGGCAACAAAGTGAAGCTTGTCTGATTTATCATAACGATTGACATGCTCTGAGAGCCATGCCACAAACTCACTATATGCAGTGCTGCTACTCGTCGGCAAGCTAGCAAGATCTTCTAGACTATAACCATGTTGCGCGAGTGCATCAGCTTGCACTTGTAATGTCAGTGGCCTAAAGGTAGAGTCAAAGCTCGATAGAACCTCTGAAGCATCAGGTGAAGTTATTCGTGCACTAATTTGGAAAATATTGTGAACGTTGCGATCAATGCCAGTTGTTTCGACATCGATAAAACATAATTTAGGATTATTCATAGTTGTGGTATTAGATTTTTAAGTGTAAAGGTTTCGAGTTGTTGCGCATCTTTGCATGTAGGCCAAACAAAATCAATGTCAGCATGATCACGTAACCATGCATTATTAATCCGTTCATATTCATTCGGTGCTGGCACTGGTGAACCATCGTCTTGTAGACGAGACAAGTAAATGCTCGATCCACCTTTTTGTTTTAGCCACTCATATTCATTACTAAAACGAAGATCAGTAATTACAAGCACATCTGCATCAGATTCTGTCCAAGCTGGATTATGAGCCAAACATTCGATCCAATGATCTTGATTTTTGTTTCTGCGAAACTCTGTGCCCCAAAAAACAAGAAAGGGTCTTATAACCGCTTTTTGTACTGGATCAGATGTCCACGCCGATATGCCAGTCTTAGAGATTAGAAATTCATCAACTTCACGTTTAAGCTCGTCAGCAAAGGCAAATCTTTGGGTCTTTAGATTTTGAGAACTATAATAGTTTTCAAGTATGCTATAGAGGCGATCTTTGCCCGAGTGTGCATGTCCAGCAATTGCAATTATTTTTTTCATATGATGATATTACTATAATTTATGACGTTTGTAAACTATTATTTTCAGTTATAAATACATTTATCATGTATAGCATATTATATAAAACATACGAGAACGATTTAAAATGGTTAAGATATAGTTTATTGAGCTTAAATAAGTTTTTAACCGATGATAACTATGAAATAGTAATATATTATCACGATGAATGTAAAGCGAATTTAGATAAGCTGGTATCTGATATCGATTTTAAATGTGATGTTAGACTCATACCTGTAACTTATGACATACATGGATATATTAAACAAATGGTTGTTAAGTGTATGTGTTTTATGGATATAGAAAATGAATATATCATGGTTGTCGACTCAGATGTTGTCTTTAATGATTATTTTTCATATACTGATATGATGTCTGATGGTAAAATAAATTGGTTCTATTTAAATAGAACCGAAGAAAATTATAATGATGAGCAATGGTTAGTATGGGAAGATGCTGTATTCGGAATGACTAATCAAGAAATGAACATATATTATATGTATAATGGATTTCCATATCTATTTAAAAGAGAAACGTTGGAAAAAGCATATCATAAATTTATAGAATTAAATGGATTATCATATAACGATTTTTGTAAAAATAAGTTAGAATTAAAGGGTGTTAATGTTAATGATAATATATCAGGCAGTGATGGTAAATTTATGACAATGGCAACTATATTTGAAGAATTTGAATATTTAGGATGGTTTTCTGATAATTTTACAAATGATTACAATTTTATAGAAGGTCCAAATAAATGGAATGCGAAAAAACAATTTTGGTCACATGGTGGCTTAAATGAAAATATTGAAAGCGAAATTCATGATATGATAAAATAAATCATATGACTTATAATAATTCAAGTTTAGCCAATGCCACAAGGCTGTTTATGTAGAGACTATAAGGCATAGTTTCAACATCATAACTCTGCTTTATCCCACTTATTGTATCATCAGGCAATATTTCATAAGAAGATATTTTTTTAATTATATCATCATCTTTTGGATCATAATGTATATAGATCAAATTATTTTTAATTATATAGCGATAGATGTGCATAGCTAGACGTAATATTTCATATTCCGTCAGTGTAAGCAAGTTACACTTGTATTCTACCAACAGAATAATAGTTTGTAAACCAAAAAATGAAATATTTTTAAGCTCCAAGTACTTGAACAATATATCTTAAGATCTTGCTTCTTACAATCTCATTTTGACCAAACTTAAAATTATATATGCCTTGACTATTCGCATCACCACGACCAGCAAATGCATCAAAGATCTCAGTAAATCCACTAAGCTTGCCAATATCGCTTTGAGCCTTGTCTCCACAAATAGCATATCGAGTGTCCTTGCCAAACCGAGTTAGGATTGTCACAAGCTCGCTCTTTGTTAGATTTTGCGCTTCGTCAACAATAACAAATGCTCGATTGAATGTTAGTCCTCTTACGAAGTTTACAGGCACAGCACTAAGTACATCATGACTTTTTAAAATAGCAGCAACATTATCACCACAAATCTCAGTTACCTTTTCCATAAGTGGCATTGCATAGGGACCAAACTTATCATCAATTTCTCCAGGCAATGCACCAATACTGCGACTAGCACTTTCAATAACGCTACGAATATAAATGATGCTATCGACCTTTTGTTCCTTTAGGCATTGCAATGCACTAAGAACAGCCAAATAACTTTTTGCAGTGCCCGCTGGGCCATCGACAAATGCTATTTTTGTTTGATCAGCCATACAGCAATCCTTAAATTCCTTATGAAGAGGATTAAGATGAAAGCTATTTTTAATTGTAAAATCTGTGCTCCAATTGAAGCTCAATGATTTTTCAATAGCGTTGTGTGGCTCCGATGTTGTTTTTGATTTGCGTGTTGTTTGTTTTCTTGCTGGCATAGACGTAAAAAAGGCCAGATTGAAACGCGTTCAATCTGGCCTGCTTGTTAGAGTTGTTTAGCATGACTTATTGTTCGATGATCATTCTACGATATTCATAGTCGCTATGAAAACGCTGGCCTCGACCCTCTAATACACCTTCTTTGAATTGATAGCTTTTGCCCTCAATTAGATGTATCTGTGGTGGATCGTATAGTGCCGAGTTGTTCAATGTATCTCTGTTTTCGAAGCAACAGTCTACGAGTTTGCAGCTTACTAGTTGCATCACCAATAGCAGAGATACGATCAATTTCATCTTCAATTTCATCGATTCTTGATTCCCGTTTTAGCTGCACATAGAGACAATATGCTCTGCATGCTTCAATAACGGCGGTTAATAGTTGAGAGATCACTTAGTGCCTTTGTCTTTTGCTTTACCAATATTCAATGCTAGAAAATCAATAATGCCATAGACTTTGGCGAGAGTGCTGCCTTGTTTAGGTGTTGGTGTTACACTAGCAATCGCACTTGCGAGGCTGATTGCACTTGTAACTACAACAAACCAAGGATATTGTTCAACCAATTTTAATAGTTCTTCGATCATATCTTTTATTTTGTTAATGGAATTATTTCCATTTATATTTATAAAAAGACACCTTTGAGTTTATCGTCTATTGATGCCGCATCATGAACACCAGCAATTGCTTCGCATGGCGTGTCATTTTTAAAGATGATTAGTAGCGGCATCTCATTGATATTGCGATCAATACAAATGCGACAATTAACAATATGGTGTATGCTACTAAAAATATCCTCATTTATATCAAAGCTTTGATATGATATATCATATGAGACCGCTGAGTCCTTTACACTTTGAACATATGGCAGACATGTCGCACAGCTGCTATTGTATATCATTACTAGTTTCATGTTTCATATGCAAAATAAAGGTTAGGTGTGTAGCTTTTAATTATACTCCACGATTTTACTCGATCTGGAGCTAATCCCATTGAAAGTGATAGCTCTTTATTTCTCTTATCATTCCAACTATTTGTCTCATAGTTTGCTAAACGCTCAGATGTGGAGTGTGGTATATGCATGACACTATAATCATGATTTATGATTATTTTTCTTTTACCGCTAGCTAATATACGATTATGTAAATCAGTATCATCATAACCATAGCCATTGAAATGTTCATTATAACCTTTAACTGCGATTAGATATTCTCTTCGCGCATAACATAGTCCGCTTAAATGTTGAAAAATTGGTTTTGGAATATCATTATTTTCTTCACAATATGACCAACATCCAGTATAAAAAGAATCATTTTGAACCGGATGAGATTTAAAAAAATTATAATACGGATTTAGAAAATAATCAGTATCAAGTTTTAAGACATATTCTAGGGTCGAATTGTCAAGAGCTAGATTAAATGCCTGTGAAATATTAAAGTATTTTTGATCTTCAACACGTACTATTTTTATGCGCTTGTCAAGCTTAAGCAGATCATATAGTGGTTGTTTGCTATTCCAATCTACAATAACAATCTCTCCAATTTCTGAGAAATTCAACCATGACATAATATTGACTTTAAGAATCTCCATGCGATTCATGCATGCACATATGACACTGATCTTTCCATCAACATTAATATTACTAGGTTTTATTTGATATGATATTGGATTTGGAGATAGCAATGTCGTATGAGATCCACATGCTTGCGAAATATTATAGCTATCAACATCAGTAGCTTCAAGTATATAATTTTTTGGCAAACATGACAGTGCTTCGACATATTGCGAGGCCTCATAATAATTTATACGAAAACCAATAATAATTATCTTTTTATAAAATTTAGAAATTTTTAATAAATTATCATTAATAATAAAAAATGAAGAGGGATTAAAATCAACGATTAGTGTCTTAGAACCGCGCGTTAGACTTATATTGTTAATGTCAATTGCATTATGAGTTATCTCATATTTTTTAAGTCGAGATTTTGTTTGATCAGTCAACGCAAACAAACTGTCGATTTTTCCATGTTTTTTTAGTGATTGAAGCAAAGTATCTAGATCCATATTACTATATATATTTAATTCATAGTTGTTTATCACATACCGCATTTGTCTCCCATGCTATTCCACCGGTGACAGCATAGATCAAGCTCACCTTCTAGATCGTGCTGCACGACACTGATCATATTATAAAACGATTCAAACTCAGGAGAGCGCGGCCGCTTGTTTAATTTAAGATCTTCCATATCTATAGTTCCAGACTTTATCTTCAATTTCTGCTAGAAATCTTGAACCAATCAGATCACTAACTGGCATAAAAATATTGTGAATCACAAGTGACTCGTTAGGATGCTCTACAGCGAGATCATCCAAATCTGCCATAATTGCTGTGATGATGCTGTTACTAACTACATCTTTCAATTGATCTCTATTTGTCATATTCGTAATAATTTTGCAATGTAATATTTATATGCCCTTGGAGCTCGCTTCCTGCTAGCCGCGTATATTGAGTTATTCCTTCGACCATTTCACTCAAGACATTTTCATGCCATTCATTGTCTGTCCGAGAAGTGGCTAACATAATCTTACTCGACAAAATACTAGCTCCACCTATGCCGCGTATTTTAGATTCTAATGTTTCTTCTTTCATAATTGACAAAATTAAAGGGGAGAGCCTTGCGACCCTCCCCTAACTCACCACACATTTAAATTTTTTTTAGTCACGAACCTTGCGTAGGTTTTGTGCAAAGTGATCATACTCAACCTGAGCTTCACCAACCTCATAAACACCAGGACTTAAGGTGATTGGATTGTGTCGAGCAGGATGAACACAACGCACTCGAGTTTCGCGATCATTGGTCATAAAGGTTTTCTCACCGCTGCGCCAAAAGCGGGTGCCAGGCACTGCATCAATAACGTGATGGTTTCCAGTTGTTTCACTATCAGCGATAATGTGATAGCCATCGTTGCTTGTTTTAATTTCCACTGCGTCAGCTGGCAGAGTGGCAGGCAAGATCATTGCTTCACCGTGAAGCACACATTCATTTTGATTTAGTTTCATATTGTTTTATTTATAGAGTTAGTTGTTTTGGTTATGCAATTGCTTTGATGATTAGATCGCGACCGCCAAGGCGTTCTTTAATCGCGTCTTTGAGAGTACGACATTCGGGACTTACACCCTCGAAGTGGAAAATTCCAGTTGTTTGATTAACCATACTCAAATAAGGAGCATAGTCAAGACCATCGAAGATAGAACTCATATCCCAGATTTCATATTGACTCTTTTGCCAGAGATCATATTCGGGTCCAGTATATTTGGTATAGTCATCAACTAATTTGCCAAGTTCTTTGAAACGTTCAATGCCAGCTTTGCGAACAAACTCAGCTTTGACGTCGGCATTCTGAATAGTCTTGTAGTATTCAAGATCGAGTTTTTCTTCGGGAGTGACTGCGATATATTCTGGAACAGTAACACCATTCAAGCAATAGATCTGTAAGTTACCCATACCAGCATAGCTAATAGCAGGTCCACCATCGCGATGCAATACACGAGCTTGATTCAAATGAATCTCAATCGGTTTTTGAGAGACGATGGTATATTCATCCAAAGGATAGATGCATCCAAGCTCACTTGTCGATTCCCAGACTTTATATTTTGCATAAAGCTCTGCATCAATGTCAACGCCCAACTCTTCAAACATATAATCATAGAAGCTGAAGGTCGATACAAAGAAGCTGCCACACTGCCATGGCAGTCGAGCGCGAGGAATTTCATAGCCTTTAGGATTGCCGGTGAAAACATCCGCAAGCTCTGCATTCAAATTTTCAAAGCTTACACCAAATTTACTCAAGAGATGGCACGCAGCCCAGGCCTCAAGAGGATTGTCAAGAATAATGAGAGGCACATCAACTGGCTTGCCAATCAATTTACGATAATTTTCAATCGTCTTTGCTGTTCGCACTGGATCGAGTCGATCAGTGTTGGTGCCAGTCTTGATCCATTTGTCCACGTATTGTGGCATCTTTGCTTTTTGCTCATCAGTGATGTGTGTAATTTTTTCTTTCATAGTGTGATTATTTGTGTTTACGAGAGTTTTCTTCATCGCGAAGAATGAAGATTAATACGAAAATTAGTATGATTGCAATCATGTTAGTAAGCTTCTGATGCGCTCATGCCACGGGTACTAATACCGGGCAATTTTTGATAGCGTTTGCCTCGAATATAAGGATTTGCTTTGACTTTTGGCTTGAAGTGAACGTCTGACACGTCGACACTTTTGACACTGCCGAAGCTGACTTTCCAGTCATTTGAGGAGGCGGTGCGGGTTGCAGTAGGATATTTGATAATGTTGTGATTCATAAGGTGATGAGATTAGTATACAATATGGGAGAGATTTGTAAATGTTTTTTTTATCTTTTTTTCGCTGCTTTTACTTCGGCGAGCAATCGCTTGATTGTAGCAACTGCAGTGGACATGTGAGTGCCAGCATTACGCAACATCCTATAGCGACGACTTGTCTTGTCAAGCATTTCGTCAAGGATCTTTTGAAGTTCTTGTGCATCATTGTTTTGTTTTTTCTTTGCCATAAAATTATGCGTTGCACCATGCCGAAACAATAATCTGACCAACAACATAGGCTGTGGCGCAGGTGCCAATGATGCTGAAAAAGTCTGCCCGAAGTTCTTTCATTTTAGGGCTAAGGCGTTTGATATTGCGCGTTGAATATTGGCGGTTGCGGTTAGTAAGAGATTCGATCATAATGTGGAGAGCTTGAATTATTGGGCTTTCGTTGACAAGGTCATTATACCATAAAAGTCCCGAAAAGTAAACAAAAAAGTGAAAAAAAGTGAAAATATTTTAAGGGGGGCCTGGCCTAGGGAGCCTAAAAAACTCAGGAAGCACTGCTTCCTGAGTCTGCCTCAGCGCCGTGGACTTAGTCGCAGACTACACGGACCTTATTTTCCTTTAGGTTCCCACACAATCGGCAAAGACTTAGAACTGCGCTCTAATTCCTCTCGCGCATACCAACGAAGAGAACTATTGTTGTGCATATAGCCAGCATTTTTCGCTGCTACGTCCGACTCTGACATGACTGAGCTTGTTTCATCACAGTTCCAATTCGAGGTATCAATCAGGTAATATATTTTTTTCATTTTTATTCCAAAGTTCGTGGTAAGTGTTTAGCTGTTTGACTAATCTATTGAATTGATGCAAGCTAATATCAGGCCGCGTGGTATATTCTATGATAACGTCAACAGCAGTGCCGCAGCTAAATCCACAGAGATAGCCAGCACTATCTTTTACAAATTGATCATATTCTTCGTCAGTCATGTTATTTTCATTTATTATCCTCGACTTTTTTCGGACTAATCATGTCGCTAAAAATTACAGCATAGGCAATCAGATTGCAAATTATATATGCATAGAAATACTCGCGATATTCTTGTGCCAAATAGAGATTGGTGCAAAGAGTAGATGATCCAATTAACCATTGCCAAAAATTCTGAGCAGCATATGCTTTTACAATATCTTCGCGAATGCCAGCACTTAGCAAGCCAAGAAGGGCAAGTGCGATGTTAATATAAGCCCAGCATCGAAAAAGAAAAATATCTTCAACAAATCCGCAATAGTGAATTACAATGCTAATACCAAAAATGATGATGTTGTGTATGTTGTTTTTCATAGTTTATTTAAGTACGAGCCAGAGCGCAAATGAAAGCATAATCATTGGTGCGACATATGCGATGAGTTCATAAATGTTTGTTATTGTTTCTGCTAGCATAGTTTTGTTATTTGATAGATGGTCCAATGCCGCGCATCATCTCACGCTTATAGATTGCATCGTCTACTTGACGGTCGAGCCAAGAGCGTTGCGTGAAGATCTTAGCTCCATAGACTGATTGACGGCGGGTGAATAGGGTTTTAATTTTTTGTAGTAATTTCATGTGTGTTGTTTTAATTATATTCATTGCTTTTCAAATTTTGCTCTCAATGCTTCATATTGTTTGCGCTCCCAGTTAAGTTGTTTTTGATCTCTGGCTGCTTCTTTTGCTTCAGCTTGTGCAGACTCTTCAGGTGTCATATATCGGGTGCCAAGAATTTCAACATACCCACAGTCGCCTCGAAAAAATTCAATAGATGTGCTAATTGCGCCTAGTTCTTTTGCTTTTTGGTCAAGGCTCTCAAGCGTTTTAATCAACTCTTCAATTGACTCACCATAAGCAACGTTGCTGTTGTCTAATTCAAATTGTTTTGTTCTCATATCTCGTTTTCAAAAAGTGTTTAATATTATCTCTAAAAATATCTTCTTCTAAATTATAGCCTATATAATCATCAACTTTAAAATAGTTTGTTTTAGGATTAATGCGCATCAACGATGTCTTTTCATTGTTCCACTCTGGCATCAAGTTGTCAATCAAGACATTATCAGGATGAGCTAATGGATGCTCTGATACATAGGTGCTGCTGCCATACAAACTTGGTATATTAATGCTATAGCGCTCAATTGTTTCGCGACCAATGATATGATCCTCAGCAAAACCCCAATCAGCTTTCTTACTAATGCGCTGTGCATATAACTCAGCAGCCGCAGTTAAGATGTAAACATTATCAGCTCCAACCAATTCTCGACTATAGTTAATCAAGTCCTTAGAGCATGGCCGCACACATGTGTAGTAGAGTTCATCATAAACGTCAACGACGAACGTGTGCTTATGCTTATCGTTAATATAAAGGCGAGAGTGAATCAGTGTCTCGTCAATGTCCCAAAATATTTTCATAGTAGTTTCTTTTATAAATTCATTTGCGTTCTTTTGAACTATCAGTTAGCTTATCCAAAGCAAAGCGATATTTATCTTTCAAAGAGCCTTCCTTCAAGTCGCTCATATTGTGCCGAATATCTGCAATCTTTACAATCTTAGCAATTATGCTGCCATTGTCGATAACTTCTTTGATGAAATCAAAATAGGTTTGACCTTCATGTCGAGTAAGTTTAGCCAATGCTTGAAGAATATGAATATCAGGGAAGACTTTGGATATTGCTTCCAAATTGACCTCAGTGTCTTCAATTACATCGTGCAGCACGCCGACAATATAGATTTTTCTTGCAATAACTTCTACTTCATCAGGGAAGGAATCACCAGCGTATTCTTCCCGAAAAATTCGTTCTGCGTTCTCAGCAACCTTTAAAGGATGCGTGATATAATCTTCGCCACTATTTTTACGCTTTTGTCCAGCGTGTGCAGCAGTCGCAATTTCAATTGCAAGTTCTCTTGTCATAATTATATTATACAGTAGTTCCTTAGAAATGTAAACGATTATTTTTCGTTAAGTTTGCTCCACGCTTGAGACGAAATCCAAATTTCATCGCCTTTCAGTGCGTCACAGACTAATATTAGCTCATTGCATAATTTCATAGTATCTCTTTTGTATGCAGCGATGTCTTCGTCACCAAATGCGAAATCAATCAAACGTAAACATTCACCGAAGTTACTATGTCTTATGTCTTTTTTATACGTCATGATCACATCCTTGTTAGACCGTTGATTCACATCCTTAATCTTTCCACGTTTCAATTTGAACCTATACCAAAATGATTTCTGATACTTCTCTCGAATCTTATCAGCTTCTACTTTTTGCTCAGCATAAAACTTTTCTAATTTTGCCGCTCTCGCATTCGCAATCGCATCTTTGGCTTGTAGGCATTTCTCTTTGATAACCGACTTATCGAAGAGAGCAACGCCGTTGATTAACTGATTAATTTGATCTTTGTTGTTCATATTTTTTATTGGAATAATTTGTTTGTTATTTTATCTTTTATTCTGTCACGTTCATCTTGTCTCACATTTGAGACGATGCGATCAATAATTTCTCCAAAAGAAGGGTAATGATAAAACGTATCAATGTGATTATTCCCCCATGGTTCGTATTCAATTTCTACTTTTGTTTTTGTTTTAAGCTTTTGCTCTGTGACTGTAAAACCTAGTTCTTCCAATTGTTTTTTCGTGAGAGGATTATGTTCCATCATTTTTCGTTGTTGAGAGTTTTCATTGTCTCTAAAATTAGACAGATAATCGTACCAACCCAAGCACACAAGCTCAGAAGTCCAAATGGAATCGCCTGTGCTTGATTTGAGTTATAGCCAATACCTGTTACAGCCATCCAGATTGAGCTTGCAGTCCAAGCTCCGAATAAGTAGATTAATATATTTCTTGACATAGTGTTAGTTAAGTTGGTCGATTTCCAATGCCATCATTCGCGCATTCAACGCACGCTGCAGCATTCTTAAACATTGCGCAAACTTCGTCGTAAGTTAGCGCTTCTAGATTTGACTCAGTTCCGAGCCAGCCTCTAAGATAAGCAACAGCTTCATCAAAGCTATAAGTGCGAGGCTGATCAGGTTGCTCAACTGCAGTGCGCCGTGCTTCAAAGATAACATCAACGAGTTCTTTACGACTGCAGTTTGCGCTCTTAGCAATTGCTAGATCATTCTTGAAGTCAGGATCATTAGGATCAAATCCAAGATCAATAAGATCGCGTGCGGTGTATATGCTCATAGTCTCAAAATTCAATCTTCGCGACACTAGGAATGATGCGTCTAATAACATAATCAGTGCTGCATGAAAACCTATCACAGCATAGCTCGCCATGCTCGTCAGCGATGGTATTGTAGAGATTCCTACTGACCTTTTGGCACAGATGGCCATCGGCGCATACAAAGAATTGATTCATTTCTACATCATTGAACGTCAAATGCTTGCTGTTCTGATCTTCTTTTTCAAATATAATCTTCATAAGTTTTATTTTGTAATTTTTGAATATTCACGCTCACGCTCTCGACAGCGTTTTTTCATTGCTTCAACAATCTCCTCGGCTTTTGCGAGATCATTGTATTGAAGTAGACCTGCTGACCAGAGGTTCTGTAGGATTATATTCATGCCCCCTTCAAGGGCACCGGTGAGATAGGCATAGTTAATCGGTTGAGTCATATTGTGGTATTGGAGGTTGCTTACAAGGAAATAGTACCACAAATTACGTGATTTGTACACCTAAAAATGCATATTTTTTCACTTTTTTAGGGGAGGGGGCCAGCGGACCCCTCCCCATAAGTCCAAAAAACTCTCAAAATGAGAATATTATCTCAGAATGCCGTTATAGACCTCAAATATGCTGCCTATAATTCTTTCAAGATCACATGCATACCAGCCACTTGTAAGCAGACTATTAATCTCAATAATTTTGCCAGTATCAGTGATGTCAACCACACCATGTCTAGGCAAAAAGTTCTGGCTATCATACCAAGCTTGCACGCCATTAATCAAATTTTGCGGAGTCTTCTCATTTTGACATGGCTCGCCATCAATCATATAGAGACTGTGTCCAACGACCTTGCCATCAACAAAGACACATCGATATTCTTTGTGTACTTTCTTAGGCGAAGCAACAGCAAAGGAGATATCATGACAATTGACTTGCTCTAGATATGTCAGCTCGCGCTCAAACTCTTCGCGTGTAAAAACACCTCCAGTAAAAAGCTTGTTACCACCTGCACAACGAATCCAAAGTTTTTCGTGAAAGTGAAAAGCAGCAAGAGTATGATGTGAGTTATAAAGAATAGCATCATCATTTAGCATATTTGGCAAGTGTCGCCATGAGCCATAGTTGTAAAATTTTGGATCATTGTTAAACGGCCAGCGCAAGTCTGGATAGCCAAGTGTCTTTAATGAAAATCCCACACTATTGTTAAAAGCAATGCTGCCTCTAGCAATTACTGGAGAAAACTTAAAATGTGTAAAGTCTTCGTCTCTCACGAGATCATCACAAAAGATATGCTCACCCCAGAGTTCTCTTTCATTTTCAAAATAACTGTTTAGTAAAATCATAGTTTTGGTTTATCGCTTAATGCACCAGACTAATGGAAATTTTGGAAACTTAGGGTCGTTTGGATTCTGAGTCGGAATCTTAATCAAATCGGTTTTCTGCTCTTCATTGATCCTTTGCAATTCTTTCAGCTGTTCCCACCACTTATCATTAGATTGCGTATCCTCCTCCAATGTTTGGATCTTAGGACTCGGCTCAAAGATTTCACGAAGAGATTCAAAGACATGTCGTGCATCATCAATCGACAAGACATACTCAGATTCTCCAAGAGTTAATATAATTGTTTGATTTACTTTTATTTTTTTTGACATAATTTATCGATGTTCTAATAGTTCGTTGATATTTAGGATTGTGCTGCGACAGTCATTGTTTTCTGCAGTGGCACTCATATGAAAGTGGCCGCAATAGTGACGCTTTGCGCCACAGTTCAAAACCAATGCATTCATGCTCAGCCTCTCAGCTACACATTCATCCCATAGAGTAGCATCATGCTCTATGTAATAAGCAATGCCATTTTTATCATTTAGTCCGACCCAAATTGGAGCAGTATGAGTCACGAGCACATCACATTGAGTAACTCGATCTGGATCATATACCAATCCTTCATCTGGCCACCAAGACTTATGAGGTGTACGTATGATGCGATCAATACTAATTGCTCCACCTACAAACAAAAACTCTTCGCCATTGATTTGTAGATGTGTATAATCCTTCAGTAACGAAATATGCGAATATGCATATTCTCCAGTAAAGTATTGCGGATCATCATGATTGCCTCTGATGCAAAACATTCGCACATTTCTTTTCGCTAGCTCATCATTAAGTGATTCTAAAATTTCTTCCTGCACATCTTTGGGAAAGAAGCCAATGCCTACATCTCCTACATGCAGAATAATAGCATCGCGAATATGATTGCGTTCTATAGCATCAAGTGCGGCGTCCCAATCTCCGTGAGTATCGCCCATCACGACTAGTAAATTTGTTGTAAGTTCCATATATTCTAATTATATCAAAGGTTTCTTATCGATAAATCGATCCTTCTTGACCCGGTTCGTTGTGCTACCACTACACCACACACTTGTTTGTTATTCTTCCCAGAGGTTAAGTGTTCTCAAGAAAGCCTCGGCGCGTTGCGCTGCGGTTGCGGTCAGCATGTCCCAGTCGCCTAAAATATCCATATCATCTAAGTGGGAACAAAACTCAATACCCATTTTAGGGCTTAATGTTTTCATCGCTTCGTGCATCGCGTTCAGGTCGCTGGTGTATTCAGGGATTTGTGGCGAAACAATATCCTCATTACCTAGATAGTATGTTTCGCCATCTTTATCAAACCACCCACAACTTTCTGAATATTTATAACCGCAAGCCTCTGCTATTTTTATCCTTTGCTGTTCTGGTTTCATATATTTATTTATTTAATAATACTATTCCTAACATAAGTGAAAACCACATTAACAGAAATCCTAATACATAACCAACAGTAATAAGCACATCTTTTAAACCATATGCCTTTGCCATAAGACAGAAGGGGATGATAAATGGCAATGATACGAGAATGCATCCTAATAGTTTCGCTTTATTCATAATCATTCTTCTTCCTTTAGTATTTTGTAGCCTTGTCGCCCCGCTTCACCATCCGATAGTGTTTTCAACCAACCATAGCCTTTGCCTTTAATGCGAAGTTCGCCAGCTTCGCTAGTAACTTCGCAAATCTTAAAACTACGCTCTTCAGCACCATGAATAAGATCGGCAATTTCATCAATACGATCACCTTTATATGAATAGTAGAATCGCAATCCACCGAACTTTTCTTTGATTTGACCAATCTCGAAAGTTAGATTATGCTCATCAACAATCTGTGCGACCTTAGAGCATAGCTCTTCTACCATAGGTTGCCATCCAACTGGACACCATGCTCCGCAATCAGGCTCTTTTGGTTTCCCATCAGCATCCTTTGGAAAAAGTTGTGGATATGCTGCCATCAGCTTCTCTACAAATCTCTCTTGGATATTTTCTTCTTTTGCAAAATAATCCAACATCTCTCCTACGTTTTTAAATGTTTCGCTCATAATTTAATTTATATTCTAATTATATCAAAGGTTTCTTATCGATAAATCGATCCTTCTTGACCCGGTTCGTTGCTGTTTGTGCACTCATTCTCATGATTTGTAGCATGAGGACAGCGTTTGTTGCCGCAAGTGCAGCATACAACCATCCACCATGCATCTGGATTACATGCTCTACATCCGCAATTAGTATTTTCCTCTATCATAAAAGTTTTTTTAATGCAGCAAGTAGATCGAACACAGTTGCATTGCAGAGCTGGCCGCTATCAATATAATCTTCATCTAGAATATCAAGTGCTTCTCGTAATGGCACTCCGTCTCCGATAGTTGAGACATAAACTGTTGTTTGTAATGCATCATTAATCTTATTTTCTAGTTCTAGAATTCGATTAACAAACTTCACATTTGTTTTGCTAAGATCAGAGTTGCTAGCTTGCACTGCAGAAAAGTCCTTAATGATATCAATGTTTGGTGTCATTGTGTAGATTGGTTTTGCACCTAGCGTCTTAATACACAGTGCCTCTAATAGAGCATCGCGATTTTTAAACTCAATTGAAATTACAGAATCTTGCAACATGCTGACACCATTATTTGAACTACTGGTTATAGTTAATTGCGACCCTTCACTAACACCATCATCCTTCAAAGGGTACATATTGCCAAGATGGTAATTATCTTCGCTAATTTTCTGCCACTGCTCCATACTTTTTTCAAGCTCTATTTTACCGTCTAATCGTTTCATACTCATGCTTTTAATAGTTCGGGATTTTCAAACTTATTTCCAATTACGCTATGATTGTCTAAAATATCAGGTGAATGACCATAGACATGATCAAAAAATGGACCATCGCCATCAATCATGTATGTACCCGCTGCAAAATAGACAACACCAATGTTATCATTGTCGTGTGGTAGTATAAGATCATTTGCGAGAATATCGCCTTCATAGATTGGTGTGCCATTCTTATCATAGCAACCAGTCCATTGCACTAGCACACAGTTAACTTTCTCAAGCTTTTCATGTGAGCTAAATGTACCGCCATAGTCTGCCTCATATGAGAAGAGCTCTCCATCACTTGCTCGAATGTAACGTTCGTCTGTTGCAAACTGCTTCATAACAGGACGCCAAATTTTATATTTTTTCATGCTTTTAATAGTTCAGGGTTTTCCATAATGTTTCCGATGATATTACAGTGTCTCTTAATTTCTGCCCAATAGTAAGAATGATCTGAGTCATCAAAACTATACATACCCTCATCTTCATCATAAGAGCATGTTAAAATACGATCAACTTCTTCTTTGGGATATGAATCACCATTAAATTTATAGTGGATAATATCGCCTTCATAAATCTCTACACCGTTCTGGTCTTTCAAGCCAGTGTATTGCTGGTAAGTCAATCCATCTGGATGTTGCTTCCAGTAAAATGTATTTGGAAGAATTTCTCCGACCCCATGCTCATCTGTTCGCATTCTCCAAATATGTTTGTTTGAGATCCATTCTTTTTTCAAGTTGTCCCAAACGCGAAATTTAAGTTCTCTCATTGCTTTAATAGTTCAGGATTTTCCATAATGTTTCCGACGACTTCGATATTGTCGCCACTCCATACACCCCTAATATCATTTTTGTTAATCCAAGTTAAGAAACTTCCTTCATCAAAAATTACTTTTCCAGTAAAGTTCTCATTTTCAAATTCCTCGCTGTAGACCTTAACAATATCACCCTCGTAAATCTCTACTCCATTCTTATCTTTGAGACCAGTATATTGTTGAACGGTATGATTTCGAGATACACTTTCAGGAATAAGATAAATTCCATTTAAACAAATTAAATCACCGCATGATTGAAAATCCTTACACCTCATACCGTTCCAGTGACCTTCTGTATGATTCCACACTCTAAATTTTAGTTCTCTATTCATTGTTCCACGGTATGATATTTTACTTCTTTTGTTTGCCAGCTTCTGATTTGTTTTTCCGCCTGTTCTTTGCTCAACCATCTCACACTATCTACCCACCACCAAAGAAATTTTTCTTGAACTGTAAATGTACTGATACTGTTATTATCAATCGTTTCTTTTATTCTGTATTTCATTTTCTTTTTCCGTGTTAAATCGTTGTATTAAAGCGTCAAGCATTATAGTATGATACTCGCCTTTTGCAAGTTCCCAAGCGT